TCTAGCTTTATCACGCATAGACATTAAAAACACTTCAAGTGCTACCAAGTCTTCTTTGCCTGACATGAACTTATGTCCAAATTGTCCTGTTAAAGAAACCCCAAGCAGTCTTTCCTCTTCTGTATTGTCTTTCCAAATTTTGCGAAGATACTTAAAATCTGTAAGTGTAGATTGCCATGTGCCAAGTATCGTAGCTAGCTCTACTTTTCTTTGAATATCCTTTTTTGTATCCTCTTCACGTAATACGACTTCTGAAAGATTACAAAACTGATAAGGTCTAAGAATAATTTCTGAACAAGGGTTCGTTCCGTAATGAATGTCTGGATCTCTGCGACCAAACTTTGCGGCCTGTGCTTGAGCTGCTGCAACATTGTAAATTCCACGCTCACCTGACTTTGAGTCATATAAAGATTTCCATTCTGCAATAAATTGTTCCATTTCTGGTTTGCGTGAATACGCAACAGAGTTATTAGACAAGGCACGCTGTGGGCTGGCCTCCCACCAATTGCCTGATTTAGCTTGCGCCATTTCAATATCATTTATATTTGAAAGAGAAATCATTGCAGAACGACGAACTCCTCCAACTACAACAACTTCACCAATCTTGCACATTATGTCATGGCATTCAATTGGCTTTAAATTTCTTCCTGTAGCATTCTTAAACTTAGCAATTGTAAAATCAAATAGGTTGACTAGTGGTTGTGGTCCAGAGGATCTTCCGCCCATTGTCTTAAGTCTTGCTCCTGCTGGTCTTACTTTAGATACATCAATTGCTGGGATTTGTCCAGACCAGAGCAATGCAAGCAATTCACGATAAGCTTTTGCCCAACCCTGCTTTGAATCTTCTACAGTAATTACTGTTGTTGATTTTTCAAGTGATTCTGGGACGGCAGGAAGCTTATTGATGTACTTATACTCAACAGAGAATCCTACTCCTGTTCCACACATAAGAATATACATAGTCTCATCAAATGATCGTGGAGAATCGACTGGAAGGAATGCACAGTTGTATCCTGCAACATTATCTCTTTCTAATGCAGCACCTGAAGTCATAACAGATCTCATTGATGGCATAACGTTTCTATTAAAAACAAATTCTTTTAACTCTGCAACTAATTTTTTATCTGGTGTGTACCCATGTTGCTTATCTAGCGAGTTTAGCATAAAGTCAAAGTATCTATCTACTGTCTCACCCCATGTTTCACGACGATTTTCTTCTGGCATCCATCTTGCATAGCGAGACAATGCGATAAAGTTTTCATAGGGATTTTCAATAGTTCTTGACATTTTCTGGTGACACCTTTTCTTCCGCCTTACGGATTGATTAAATTTGAATGAGGTCTAAGTGTATCAAACTTTATTTTAGTGGGGAAGGGGCTAAGAGAATTTTTTAAAAATATGTTCAAACCTTTTATTGGTCAACTGGTCCCAATCGTACTCTTCATGTATCTTAGTCGACTGAGCATAATAGTAACCAGCATATGCTTTAAAATTTAAAGATACTTCTCGCATTAATTGAGCTAAGTGTTTTTGATCTGGACGAAAAACTTTTCCATCATGAAAAGACCAGGGGGAATCAATTACATCTGATTTTAATTTCAGTGGACCAATAAAATTTTTATAGTGACACCAATCATAAGTAGATATAACTGGCATTCCAGTAGCAAGTGCCTGCAATGGAATAAATCCAAAGCCTTCTCCGTATGTAGGATAAACTAAAACATCATGTTGATGATAAAGATCAACCAATTCCTGCTCGCTAAGCTTTTCTGTAATAATATTAATATTGTTATATATCTGATCTGGTAAGCCTACTATATTTTTATCTATGTAGTTATTATATATTCTAGTAGTATTATGAGTATAGACTTTAATGGTTAAAGAGTACTTATGGTTATTTCCAAATAATGAAGTAAAGGTGTCCACCACCATCTGTCCCGCTTTTCTTGGTGCTGGCTCTCCAATATGAAGAAATCTTATAACTCCATCATCTTTTCTTTTTCTTGGTGTCCAGATAGGATCAATTCCATGCGGATAAACTTTTACATTTGGTATCCCATTGTTTTCAAAAACATCTCTGCACCAATCGGAAGTTGTCCACACTTCGTCACACTGTAACATTATTGGTTTCCATTCACTTGGAATCTCTGTTGATTCCCATGGAGTATAACTAATTTGGTATTGATTTTCATTAAGTTTAAAATAAACTGGTTGTGAGAAATTTAGCTGCACAGGGGCATTTGGATTATTAACTTCTACATTATGACCTAGTCTTCTTAACGATTCCATGATTTTAAAGCTCGCATGACCATAGCCATTAAAGATTTTTAAGTTATCTAGTGGTGTTGAAAATGAAATATCCATAATAATTCCTAGTTGACTGACTTGACAGTAACTTACTGACAATGTTAAGATTATAGTTCGTTATCTCTAAAGGAGGAAATGCCAATGGAGAATATAAAGCAAAGGCTAAGCGATTTTGCCCACAGTACGACTGTAATAGTAATGATAACATTATTTCTATTTACAAACAATACCGTGGTCCCCGCTCAAGCTTTAAAAGTACAACCAAAGACAGAAGTACAACTTAAGCAAGAAACCTTAGAGAAGTACAGCAATACTGTTTATAAGCCTTCAGAAAAGCTTTCAGACATTGAATTGAAAGAACTACTGGCAGCAGTAGGTTTTGAAGGTAAAGCCCTTAGAACGGCTTGGGCCATTGCAAAGACGGAGTCCAGTGGACGCCCTCTAGCATATAATGGCAACAGGAATACTGGAGACAGTTCCTATGGAATTTTTCAGATCAACATGTTGGGAAACCTCGGTGTTGCTCGTAAAGAAAAATTTGACCTGAGATCTAATATTCTATTATTTGATCCAGTAATAAACGCAGAGATAACGTACTATATGACCAATGGCGGAACTAATTGGTCAGCTTGGAAGGGTTTAACCCAAAGAGCGAAGGAATTTTATTTAAAATTCCCAACTACTCAGAAGTAGGAGAAAATGCGTAGGATACAGCAAGTATCTCAATACATAGCACTTTCTGAAGAAGGCCTTGTCCCTAGATTGGTTTGCCCACTAGATCAAGGCTTTCTTCTTCCTAATCAAAATAATGAGGATGAAGTATACTTGTATTGCCTATCCTGTGAATATAAAAAGTTTATAGGTTTTGGTTTTTATGACGACATTATAAAGGCTATGAAAAAGGTTAAAAAATGACATGTGATAAAAATTGCCAGTGCGAAAGCACCCCCATGATTCCTATTGATAATATGGGGCGGGAACAATTTTGGGAAGACTTAGGTAGACCAGATGACAAATGAACAAAAATCTTCAGACCTAGAAGACAACTTACCAATGGTTAATTATATTATGCTACACCGTATTTATGATATGCTAACAATTATTGCAAACAAGCTGGTTGGCCCAGAAGATACATCTAAGATGGTTTCATATCATGAGGATGGGTACCTTCTTGGACCTGCCCCATCTTATTCTGCTCCAGACGAAGAAACTTTATAATAAAAACAGTTGACTTAGAACAAAAGCTATTTTACAATTAAGCTGTACGTAGTTGTAGCATCCCACATGTTCCTGCGTACATATATCGCAAGATATAAAGAACCCAATCGGATCCGCCTCTGGTTGGGTTTCTTGCTGTATATACATATAATATAGGACATATCGGTCATATAGTGCAATTAGTGCGAAAAAAGTGCTTCGGCGAAAGAAGAACCCATTTTAATCTTTACAACATTTTCTAGAATAGGCCATAGAAATACCCTGAGAGGGTTTTAAGGCCCTAACAGGGTTATTTGGTGGTATCACCACATCTTACCCCTTAAAAGGGCGGGAATCGAAAGATGTGCAATATATAAAAAATTAGTCCGTTATTCCATTATATAATCCAACTGAATCCATAAGAGTAACTTCTCTATCTGTAACATATCCACCAGATTTTTCTAATTGATCCAAAGCTGTTGGTTCATCTTTAGCAAGGATTTGAATAAGCATTTCAACCTTATATGTGTAGCAAGTGGTGTTTTCTACTTCTTTCCCCGTTTTTTCTATCTTTTTTGTAGCCATTGTATATATCCTAGTCAACTAGTTTTCAAGTCATTAATTATTCTTGAAAGTCTTGCACAATCATCATGTTTCCAATCAATGGAACATTTACCATCTACTACATTATCGCATTTATCTAAGTCTTTAGCAAGATAATCTATGATCCATTGTAATGCCGCCGTCGCTTGA